ACCAGGAATAACCACGATTGTTTTCTCTGGTATAACTATCGCAAATTCTGATCCAGCAATTTATATTACATCTGATGTTGATGTAAATCAAAATCAAACTCCAAGGGGAGGAATTATTGTTTCTTATGGATCTACCCCTGGACTTGGTTTTGCACCTCTTGTGGGAGCATCTGTGACTGCCATAGTTGGCGCAGGAGGAACTATTGCTGGTATTACTACAGACCTTATTGGAGGAACATTTGGATCTGGATATTATGGATTGGTAAGTGTTGCTATTACAGAAACAGGACATTCTGGAGCAGCTGCAACAATTACTGCAGTTGTCGGTGCTGGCGGAACTCTAACCTTTTCTATTGATGGAGAAGGAAGCAATTACAATAATCCATCTATATTAGTTTCATCTCCATCATATGAAAATCTTTCAGTTGTTGGTGTTTCTAGAATTGGAATTGGAACAACAACTACTACTGGAATAGGACTTTCAATGAGTCTTTCCGTTGGACCTGTTGGAGAAACGGGAGCAGGAGCAACTTATTTTGGTGTCACTGAGTTTGAATTTTCTAAGATTGGTTATGGTTTTAGAAAAGGTGATGTATTCAAACCAGTAGGACTTGTCACCGATGGAAGTCTATCAAGTCCACTTCAAGATTTTGAAATAACGGTTCTTGAAACTTATTCAGATACCTTTGCTGCTTGGGAATTTGGAGAATTAGATTTTATTGATTCTATAAAAGAATATCAAGATGGATCTAGAGTTACTTTCCCACTCAACTATAATGGAGAACTACGTAGTTTTGAACTTCCTGAGGACGGAGATGTTGATCTTGCAAGTTGTCTTTTAATTTTTATAAATGGAATTCTTCAGGTTCCAGGAACATCATATATTTTTGGTGGAGGAACTTCTTTCCAATTTACAAACCCCCCTAAAGAAGATGATAACATATCAATATATTTCTATAAAGGATCTGGAAATGATGTAATATCTGGAAACACAAATACAACAATTCAAGTTGGTGATACTCTTACATCTCTTGCTGGGGAAATTGGTATTGATCAACAGGGTAGAGTTGTAACTAACATATCATCTTCAGACGTGGTTGAAACTAATCCATATAGCGGAGTTGGGATAAACGAGTTAGATTGGAAACCAGTTAAGTGGACGAAACAAAAATCCGATAAAAAAATAAATGGAGAAAATGTTTCAAAAGAAAGAGATTCTTTAAAATCACTTGTTTTCCCCACAGCAAATATTATATCTGATGTTGATATCAGTGCAAATATGATATTTGTTGATAGTATTGATTTATTCAGATATGAAGATCCAGACCTATCATCTTTTAATGCATTGGTCGTAGATAATGTTTCTGTTGGAATTGGAACAACAGACCCTGTAGAGTATGTTGAACTTATTAGTAATTTTACAAATATTATAGGAAATTCTGGAGATGTTATAGGAATTGCTTCTACTGGCAGCTCTCCTCTGGGAATTGAATTTGAATTGGATGATGTGTCGGACATAAGCACAGGATATCCAATTTATATTACAGACACAAAAGTTGGAAGTGGAGTTACATCCATTCTTTCATCCAGCGATTCTGATGTTGTAGCAATTGGTTCTACATACCTAGACAACATTTATCATGTTCAACAGGTTTCTGTAACTCCCGGTTCTTCCCCTGCTGGTATTGTTACTTGCTATGTTGATTCCAATTCAAATTTAGTTGGAATTGATACTACAGGAAAGGTTGGAAAATTCTCTTGGGGGAGATTGTCAAATACTGTCGATTTGGAAAGATTAAATCCAATATCTATTGGAGTAACTGGAAGGGTGGTTTCTGGATTGTCAACATACCCAGTTATTATGAGAAGGGGTGGAGACACCACATTGAGACAAACAGGTTCAATTTACAGAATCTAATATTACACACACTGTATAAATATCTAAAAAACTATTAATATGTCTGCCGTAGTAACAGATCAATTTAGAATACTTAATGCGAGTAATTTTGTAGACTCTGTTTTGGATACAAATAATTCATACTATGTTTTTCTAGGATTGTCAAATGCCAAAGATCCATCTGTTGGGTTTGGTAGAACTAGTACTTGGGACACCCAAAATGTTGGAAATGGACCAAATCCAGTAGATAATTTACAATATATGACACATTATAGAGATACTTCTCTATTTGGAAAAAGAATTACTGGCGATAACGTTAGAAGAGTCATAAGAAAAGTACAATGGACTTCTAATACACAATATGATATGTACAGACATGATTATAGTAGTACAAACGAATCTCCAAATTCAAAGTCGGCAAGATTATATGATTCAAACTATTATGTGATTAATAAAGATTTTAGAGTTTATATTTGTATTGATAATGGATCTTCTGGATCTTTGGTAAAGGGTAGTAGATCAAAAATTGAACCAACATCAACTGACCTATTACCTTCCGAACCTAGTGGTGATGATTATTCTTGGAAATATCTGTTTACAGTATCTCCAAGTGATATTGTAAAATTTGACTCAACAGAGTATATTGTTCTTCCTAATAATTGGTCAACATCTACAGATCCAGAAATATCTAGAGTTAGAGATGGGGCTACTACTTCCGGTCAAATAAAAAAAGTTTACATTGAGTCTGCTGGTACTAGTGAATATAGTGATGGAACTTACAATATTCTGGGTGATGGTACTGGTGCTACAGTTCAAATAACAACTGACGCAGGTAAAATTACAAAGGCAGACGTAGTAGATGGTGGAAGTGACTATACCTGGGGAGTAGTGGATTTGGGAGTTGGTAATGGTGCTAAGTTAATACCAATCATCCCACCATCAAAAGGTCATGGATACGACATTTATACAGAGTTGGGTGCCGATAGAGTTTTAGTATATTCCAGATTTGATGATTCTACAAAAGATTTTCCGATTGATACAAAATTTGCACAAGTTGGATTAATTAAAAATCCACAATCTCAATCCTCTTCTGTAACATATACAGGATCAACATATTCATCATTATATGCAATAAAATTAACTGATTCTTATTCTGGAACTCCAGTGATTGGTGAAAAAATCACACAAGAGCAAGTGGGAGTGGGCATTGCAAAGGGTTATGTTGCCTCATATGATTCATCAACAAAGGTTCTAAAATACTATAGAGATAGATCTTTATACTTTAACAACCAAAAAGATCAAATTGATTATACAGGAGTTTCTATTGGATCTACTGTTACGAATTTCAATTCCACTAGCACCATCATATTTTCATCACCATCAGGTCAAACAGCAACAGTCTCTGATGGATTCAGTGGAAGTAGTTTTAACGGGGTTGATCTTGGTGTTACTTTCACATCTGGTCTTGCAAGTCCAGAGATAAATAAAAAGACAGGGGATATTATTTACATTGATAACAAGCCTGAAGTACAAAGAAACATTAGGCAAAAAGAAGACATTAAAATCATTCTGGAATTCTAAAAAAAGATGGCACAAAAAACAGACTTAAACGTTAATCCATATTTTGACGATTTTGACTCAAATAAAAATTTTTATAAGGTCTTATTTAAGCCAGGATATCCAGTCCAAGCGAGGGAATTAACAACCCTCCAATCTATTTTACAAAATCAAGTTGAGTCTTTTGGTAGTTATATTTTTAAAAATGGAACCGTAGTAAGTCCTGGAAATATAACCTACGATAATCAGTATTATGCCGTAAAGTTAAACTCCACGAATTTTGGTGTAGACGTTTCTTTATACATCAATAACTTTATTGGCAAAAAGATAACAGGACAATCTTCTGGGTCTACAGCAACTGTTCAATTTGTATCTCTTCCAGATGGGGGTCAAGTTGAAGATTTGACAATTTATGTAAAATATGTAGATTCAAATAATAACTTTGTTTTCGAACAGTTTGAGGATGGAGAATCTCTATTTGCTAGTGAAAATGTAACTTATGGAAATACTGTAATTAATTCAGGAACTCCATTCGCATCTCTTATTGACTTAAATGCAACTTCAATAGGTTCTGCAGCATCTATTGGAGAAGGAACATACTTTATCAGAGGGTTTTTTGCAAATGTTTCCAAGCAAACTATTATTTTAGACAATTATACAAATACTCCTTCATATAGAGTTGGTCTAAAAATTCAAGAACTGACTGTAAATGCAAAAGATGATAATTCTTTATATGATAATGCTAAAGGATTTTCAAATTTTTCCGCACCTGGAGCAGATAGATTACAAATAAATTTAACTTTAACTAAAAAATTATTAACAGACACCAATGACACTGATTTTGTAGAATTGCTCAGAGTATCTGACGGTAAGATCAAAAAGATTACAACTAAAACAGAACTTGCAAGACTTGGAGATTATTTTGCGGAAAGAACATATGAAGAATCTGGACATTATGCATTAGAAAACTTCAATATATCCGTCCACAATTCTTTAAATGATAAACTTGGAAATGATGGATTGTTTTTTGACGATCAATTTACGGATCAGCAAAGAACACCATCAGATGATTTGATGTGTGTTAAATTGTCTTCTGGTGAGGCATATGTTGGTGGATATAATGTAGAAAAACCAGTCGGGACAATTTTAGATGTAGAAAAACCAAGAGATACCGGATCTATTTCATCCGCGATCATTCCTTTTGAGATGGGGAACCTTCTTAGAGTCAATAATGTAAGTGGAGCACCAAAGCAGAAGGAATCTATTGATCTTTATGATAAATTTGTTGGTGGTGGTGGAACAAAGATTGGTGATGCCAGAGTTTATACATTTAACCTATCTAGTTCTGCATATCAAGATGGATCTACAAATTGGGATCTGTACCTTTATGATGTTCAGACTTACACTTCTCTCACCTTAAATACACCAGTAGCACCTCTGGGATTAATAACTTCATCTTACATTAAAGGTAAGAGTAGTGGTGCGAGCGGATATGCAGTTTCCTCTGGTTCTGGAAGCACTGTAAGTGTAAGACAAACTTCTGGAACATTTTCTGTTGGAGAACAATTAATTATTAATGGTGTTGATGCTTCCGCAACAGTAGCATCCGTCATTTCATATGGAACAAGGGACATTAAGTCAGTTTCTCAAACTGGTGTTTCCAATTTTCCAGATTTCACCGCAGATTCTCTTTTAGATTCTATCAATCTCCCTAATGGTGTTGTTGGAGGAACTATTAGTGGTGGAACACTTGTAAGTCCCGGAAAAATATTCACAGGTATTAAAGTTGGTGATATTATTAGATATCAAACTGCTTCTGGTGATGAAACTTTTAATAGAGTTACGGCGAATAATACAACATCACTTTCTGTTGGAATTGGAGCAACCGTTTCTGGAGTATCTGATGGTGCTGTTGTTGAAGGAACCTACTCACAAATTAAACTTGGCGTTCCAACACTGAGAAATCAAGATAAAGGATACCTCTATGCAGAACTTCCAGATTCCAATATCGAATCAGTAAATCTTTCAGGATCATCATTAGCAGTTTCGGAACAAATAACAAATTTAACTATTGCTTCCGGCACATTAACATTTGACTTAGATAATATTGCAGGAATATCAAGTGCTTTCTTTAAAGGATTTGATGAAGAAAGATATTCAGTTCACTATAGCGGTGGTGGAATAGGCACAGTAACATCAGATTCATTCAGTCTCAATGGTGCGACCAATACAGTTACTATTACTGGACTGCAAAATGGAAGTAATGTTGTAGTTAATTCCACTCTTTCAAAGAATGGTATTCAAAGTAAGATAAAGGAATATACAAGAAGTACTTCTCTTGATGTTGTTTATTCTAAGAATTTACAATCTGGAACTGCAGGATCAAACTCAAATAACTCAATAGACGATGGGTTGACATACAATAAAAATTATGGATTAAGAGTTCAAGATGAGGAAATATCTTTAAATTATCCAGATGTTGTTAAAGTTTTAGCAATTTATGAATCAACCGGAACTAGTGCTCCAATTTTAGATAAGATACAATTTGCAGATACTTCCATTGTAACAAATGCTATTATTGGAGAAAATATTTTAAGCACAATAAACAATGCTATTGGTAGAGTAGTATCTAAGAGTTCTAATGTTATTGATATTGTTTATTTAAATCGGGAAAGATTTGTTTCTGGACATTCCGTAAAATTTGCAGAGAGTAATTCTTCCGCAAACATACAAACAGTAACTCCTGGCGCATATAAAGATTTGACGAATGAATTTACCTTAGATAAAGGTCAAAAAGATCAATATTATGACTATTCAAGATTGGTTAGAAAACTAAACACATCTATTCCATCAAAACGTCTTAAAGTTATATTTGATCATTATACTATACCAGCATCAGATAATGGTGACGTTTATACTGTCCTTAGTTATGACAAGGATAGATATGCCGAAGATATTCCAGAAATAGGAACCAAGAAAGTAAGAGCTTCCGATACTTTGGACTTTAGACCAAGAGTGTCTCAATTTGTTGCCACTGATAAGTCACCATTTGACTTTGGATCAAGAACTTTTGGAACACTACCAAAGTTAGTTTTAAAACCTAAAGAAGATTCTCTTATTGGATATGATTATTACTTACCAAGAATAGACAAAATATTCTTAGATACTTTTGGCAATTTTATTATTCAAAAAGGAACTTCGGCAAGAAATCCAAAAGAACCAATAAATGCAAATCCAGATCAACTAATGGATTTGGGAACAATAACTCTTCCAGCATATCTGTACAATCCGAATGATGCATTAATATCATTGGTTGATAATAGAAGATATACTATGAGAGATATTGGAAAACTTGAAGATAGAATTGAAAATCTTGAAGTTGTAACTTCCCTTTCATTATTGGAGTTAAACACACAGACTCTTCAGGTCCAAGATGCACAAGGAAACAATAGATTTAAAACAGGTTTCTTTGTTGATGATTTTAAAAATAACTCTTTAATTAATCTAGACGTTTCTTCTATTCAAGTTAACACCGAATCACAAGAATTAACTACTATTTCAAGTCAAAATACTTTAAAGAGTCAAATTGCTCCTGCTTCAAATACATCTGACGAAACTTTAGATTTCTCTCAAAATTTTGATCTTTTAGACTCCAATGTACAAAAAACAGGAAATGCAATTACTTTAAAGTATGAAAGCGTTGATTGGATTGAACAACCATTAGCAACAAAGGTAGAAAATGTAAACCCATTCCACGTTGTTTCGTATAATGGTTTTGTATCTCTATCTCCATCTAGTGATAGTTGGGTAAGAACAATTAGATTGTCTGCAACATCTTCCAGTGTTAATAGACGTATTGCAGATCCAAATCGTGCAGGAACGACAAGTACTTTTGTTACTTCTAGAGATGTTATAGTTTCTTCTGGAAACGAGCAATACATGCGCTCCAGAAACACACAATTTGCTGCAAATAATCTAAAACCACTAACAAGGTTTTATCAGTTCTTTGATGGAAATGGTTCCGTTGACTTTATACCAAAATTATTAGAAATTTCCAACGACGAAACTCTAACAACTTATGGATCTGTTGGATCATTTGAAGTTGGAGAAACTGTACTTGGATATGATGGAGAAAATAATATAATCTCCTTCAGACTTTGTTCCGGCAATCATAAAGAAGGAACCTATAATTCTCCAAGTAAAATATTTAACATAAATCCATATGTAAAGTCGGAAAATCTTTCATCATCTTATAGTCAGTCCTCCAAAGTTCTTAACATTGATGTTTTAGCACTGTCTGAAGAAGCACAAGGAAAATATTCTGGATATATTAAGACAGGAGTTAAATTGGTAGGACAAACTAGTGGTGCCATTGCTTTTGTAAAAGATTTAAAACTTATTAGTGATAATTATGGAGATCTGATTGGATCTTTCTTCCTTAGAGATCCAAATACATCTCCAGCACCATCAATTAGAATCACCACCGGAACTAAGACTTATAAATTAACAAATAGTTCAACTAATGCTCAACCTTTACCAGGAAGTAAATTAACTTCTGCAGCAGAAACTTCTTATAGATCTGAAGGAAGATTTGAAGTTCGTCAGCGTCAAACAACAAGAGTAACTGCTGAATTCTATGATCCATTGGCACAATCCTTTAGTGTTGGTGGAAATATTGAAGCTCCAAATGCAATTGGGCAGAATGATGATGCTAATGGGGCATTTTTAACTGCTGTAGATTTGTTCTTTGGTAACAAACCATCAGGAAATGATCCTGTAAGAATTGAAGTCAGAACGGTTGAACTCGGTACTCCAACGAGAACTATTATTGGAAAACCAGTTACTTTAGTACCTTCAGATATAACTACCTCAACAACAGGTGAAGTAGCAACAAAGGTAACATTTGAGTATCCAATCTACTTAGCACCTGGTCAAGAATATGCAATTGTTGCTGTTGCAGAAACAACTGTTGAATATGAGTTGTGGATTGCGGAAATGGGTGAAAGAACTGTTAACACCCAAACATTACCAGATGCAGAAGCGGTAATTTATTCAAGACAATTTGCTCTTGGAAGTTTGTTTAAGTCGCAGAATGGATCTATTTGGACAGCAAATCAGTATCAAGATCTTAAGTTTAAACTTTACAAGGCAAACTTCACATCAAATAATGGTACTGCTTTCTTCTACAATCCATCTTTAGATCAAAGTAATGGATATGTAGAAACCTTAGGGAACAATCCTGTAACGACGTTACCAAAAACAGTAAATCTTGGTATATCTACAATTGCTGCTGGAGATGGAAATATTGGAATACTTACAGTAGGTAGAAAAATAGCAGCATCTAATGGGTTTGATGGTTATGGTTATATTGTTGGTACAGGAAGTTCTGTTTCTCAAGTAACAATCACTGATGGTGGAACAAATTATCCAACAGGAACAATTGCAGATTTGGAAACAACAAACATCGTTGGTAATGGTTCCGGATTAAGATTATCTGTAACCGCAGGTGCAACGGGAACAATAACTGGAATTACAGCAAAAACTGCAACGGGTAATGGATATCAAGTTGGAGATGTTGTTGGTATTGTAACCACTTTGGGTAGAAATGCGAGATTTACTATATCATCTATTAGTGGATTAGATACTTTGTACTTATCTGGCGTTAAAGGTCAAAAGGATACAAATAAGTCGTTTGCTGTTGGTGCTGGTGTAAGTTACTATAATGATTCTGGTGTTATTGTTTCATTAGCATCCACTACCATTACTAATAGAACTACAGAAGGAACGGGTTTGAATTCTGGTAATCGTCTTAGAATTGATCATTTTGATCATGGTATGTATTCATCTTTGGATAAAGTAAAACTTACAAACATATTACCAAGTGACTCACCTACCACACTTTCTTCGCAACTATCTATTGATGAGTCTGCGACTATCAGTGTAGCAAGTACCGCAGGATTTGAAACATTTGAAGGTGTCTCTGTTGGACCAACTACACCTGGATATGTTCTGATTGGTGATGAGATTATTGAGTATAATAACGTTTTGACTGGAACCCTCTCCATTGCTGGTTCTGGAAGGGCTAAAGATTCTACCGTATCTCAACCACATTCTACTGGATCTTTGGTTTACAAATATGAACTTAATGGTGTTTCTCTTAGAAGAATTAATAATGTTGAGCACGATGTTGATTCCTTAGGAAATGCAATTGATGGATATCATGTGGAAATTGACATGTCAACAAATGGGTTGGATAGATCTGCTGATCTTAATGGAAGATCGCAATTATCTTTCAATTCCCAAGAATCTTTAGGGGGATCAAATTGCAAAGCGACTGAAAATATTCAATTTAATGAAATTGCACCATATTATAATATTCTTACACCAGGATCTTCTACTAGTGTGACTGCTAGTGTTAGAACTGTAACAGGAAGAAGTGTTAATGGAACAGAAACTCCATTTGTTGATAATGGTTTTGAAACTGTCCAACTCAATCAAGTTAATAGGTTAAATTCTGTTAGAATGGTTGCTTCTAAAGTAAACGAGACTAATAGATTAACTTATCTCCCAAGAAATAGATCTCTTACGACGGGTATTTCGTTATCCACGTCGGATAACAACTTGTCTCCAATAATCTATACAGATAATTCTATAACAGAATTTAGACTTGATAGATTAAATAGTCCAATAACAAATTATGCCACAGACAATAGAGTAAATTCTCTATTCTTTGACCCACACTCTGCGGTTTATGTATCAAATACTGTCAACTTAGCACAAGCATCGACATCTTTGAAAGTGCTTCTTGCAGCATATAGACATGAATCAGCAGACTTTAGAGTTCTGTATAGTTTGATAAGAGCAGATTCTAGTGAAGTTACTCAGGAGTTTGAATTATTCCCAGGATATAACAATCTGAAACTTACCACTAATGGTTTAGAGGTTATTGACGCAGCAAATAGTGATGGAAGACCAGACAGTTTTGTTCCTGCAAGTTTAGATAACCAATATCTGGAATATGAGTATACTGCAAATAATTTAGACCTCTTTACCGGATATACAATTAAGATTGTGATGTCTGGAACTAATCAGGCATATGCTCCAAGAATCAAAGATCTGAGAACAATCGCACTTGTATGATAAGAGTAGAAGGTCACAAAAATCTCTACAGAGATGAAAAAAGTGGTGCCATAATAAACTGTGACATCACTTCATATAATAGTTATTTGAATATGTTAGAACAAAAACAACTTCAAAAATCCGAAATTGATCGGATGAAAGAAGATATTGATGAAATAAAATCTCTTTTGAAGGAACTTTTAAATAAAAAGTAATGTCTTAGGTCTTTGGTTAATATAAATATCTATATAAACATATCCTATCTGAATAATGGCGGTATTTGTATCAAACATAGTAATTGAGCAAGGATTTGATTTTGATACTACTTTTATTTTGGAAGATACTACAACAGGAGATTATTTAGATTTAACAAATTATACTGTTTCTTCCCAATTAAGAAAAACTTATACTAGTAGTAGTGCAGTATCTTTTACATCTATAATTGCAAATCCCACACTTGGACAGGTTCAAATATCATTAGGATCTACTGTAACTTCGGATATAAAATCTGGAAGATATGTATTTGATGTAAAGATAACTAGTTCTGGGGGATCAATATCTAAAGTTGTCGAAGGCGCTGCTTTAGTAAGACCAGGAGTAACTAGGTAATGTCAGTAAAAGTCTCTACATTAGTATCATCACCAACAGTAAAGGCTAGAGTAGGTCAACAGAATGTAACACGTGTTCTCTCAAATGCATCGTCTCCTCCAGCAAAATTAATAGATCTCAATGATGTAAATTCTGATGATAAAACTGATGGAAGTCTCTTAATATGGGATTTTCTATCAGAAACTTTTATTATGGGGAATAACATTGATAGAAATGTTTTTATCAGTGATTCTACCTCATCAATATCTACAACTACTGGTGCATTAGTAATTAGTGGTGGTGTTGGAATTGGAGAAAACTTAAACGTTGCAGGTATAGCAACGTTTGGAACAGGAACTGTTGTAATAGATGGTGACAATGATACTGTTAATGTTGGAACAGCAGTAACTATTAGTTCTGCTGATGGAATATTTACACCTTCGTTGCAGGTTAATGGGAGATTTACAGCACAAAGTCTCAGTATAACAGGAGTATCTACATTAGCTTCTAATGGTGGTATTACAACAACCGGAGGCAACCTATTTGTAGGTAAAAATTTAGAAGTTGCTGGAACATCTAACTTTATTGGAACAGCGACTTTTAGTGGTGGCACTATAAATCTTGGTGATGCTGATAGTGATGATATTAATGTTACCGGAGAGTTTATATCAAGTTTAGTGCCGAATGATGACGATACCTATAATTTAGGATCCTCTACAAAAAGGTGGAAAAACGTCTTTACTTCTGGAATAACAACAACAAATAATCTTTTTGTTGTTGGCGTATCTACGTTTACAAATACGTTAAATATAACAGGATTTGTAACTGTAACTGAAGGACTATATTATGATGCCGATGATTATGATGGTCCAAATGGAATAGCATATTTTGATAATACCGGTAAACTAATAAGTGCCAACAGTTCTGAAACAGAAACTTTAACAACAACAAATTTAATACTTACCACAAATGATGCTGGACTACCTAGGTGGTCTTCGGTCATAGATGGAGGACAATTCTAATGGCTAAACCATCCACAAGACAAGGACTTATTGATTACTGTCTAAGAAGACTAGGTGCTCCTGTATTGGAAATCAATGTTGATGATGATCAGATAGATGATCTCGTTGATGATGCTATACAGTACTTTAATGAAAGACACTTTGATGGTGTCGAAAAAATGTATTTGAAATATAAAATAACGAGTGATGACATTAATAGAGGTAGAGCAAAAGGTACTGATGGTGTTGGTATTGTAACCACAACTGGTACATCAACTATTGTTGGGACTGCAACAACATTCAGTTTCTACGAAAATTCTAATTATATTCAAGTTCCAGATTCTGTTATTGGTATTGAAAGAATATTTAAACTTGATACTAGTTCTATTTCAGGTGGAATGTTTAGTATTAAGTATCAACTGTTCTTAAATGACTTATATTATTTTAACTCTGTAGAACTTTTACAATATTCCATGGTTAAGTCTTATTTGGAAGATATAGATTTTCTTTTGACGACTGATAAACAGGTACGTTTTAATAAAAGACAAGACAGATTATATCTTGATATAGACTGGGGATCTCAGACAGCGAATGACTTCATAGTACTAGAGTGTTATAGAGCACTAGATCCAGCATCATTTACCCAAATATATAATGATAGTTTTGTCAAGAAGTATTTAACTGCTCTCATAAAGAGACAGTGGGGTCAGAATCTTATCAAATTTAATGGTGTAAAACTGCCAGGTGGAATAGAACTGAATGGTAGACAACTCTATGAAGATGCTGAAAGAGAACTTGATGATATTAAACAAAGAATGACCATGGAATATGAATTACCACCATTAGATTTTATTGGATAATTATGGCACTCAATCCTTTCTTTCTACAAGGTTCTGCTGGAGAACAATTTTTAATACAAGACCTTATTAATGAGCAGTTAAAAATTTACGGGATTGATGTATATTATCTTCCTAGAAAATTTTTGAAGACCGATGATATTTTGAGAGAGGTTACCTCTTCTAAGTTTGATGATAATTTTATTATTGAAGCATATCTAGACAACTATGAGGGATATGCTCCTGGATCAGATATAATGACTAAATTTGGATTGAGATTGAAAAATGAAATAAATCTAGTAATTTCTCAAGAAAGATTTCAGGAATTTATAACACCATTTTTACAAGGAATTCAATTTGGAATTAATGAAGGCAATATTACAGAGTATGATTTGAAGTTGGTGTCAAGACCTAAAGAGGGGGATTTAATATATTTCCCCTTAGGAGAAAGATTATTTGAAATTAAAAGAGTTGAATCGGAAAAACCATTTTATCAGTTAGGTAAAACTTATGTCTATGAATTGCAGTGTGAACTATTTGAGTATGAAAATGAAGATATTGATACATCCATAGTTGAGATTGATAATAAAGTAGTGAATGAGGGTTACATAACGACTTTAACATTAATTCCAAACACTATTAATGCTACCGCAACCGCATCAATGGGTGGTGCTGGAATGGTTGGAAGGATTGTATTGTCTGATGATGGATATGACTATAGTACAACACCAACAGTTGCTATTTCTGCTCCAACAAGTGGAACAACTGCCACAGCAGTTGCAATAACAACATCTGTCGGTGGTATTAAGTCTGTAAAAGAAATAAGAATAACCAATGCAGGTTCTGGATATACATCTACAAGTCCACCAACAGTTACAATAACAGGTGGTGGAGGAACTGGTGCTGCTGCAACAGCAGTTATTGTTGATAATGGAGTTCAAACTCTTACAGTCTCCAATCCTGGAAGTGGTTATTTCATAGTGCCAACTGTTACCATAAATGGACCTTCTGTTGGACAAACAGCAACGGCAGAAGCGTCGATATCAAATACTGGCACCATTTCCTCTTTACAAATAACAAATGCTGGTTATGGATACACAGAAAATCCAACTGTCACAATATCTGGTGTATCTACAACAGGAATTGGGACGTATCAGATTTCTGAAATTGTAACTGGTTCTCTGTCAGGAACAACCGCAAGAATAAAGTCTATAACATATAGACCAGATTTGGATATTGTAAATCCTCCAATAGAACTTCATGTTGGAGTAAATGATGGACAATTCTCTCCAGGAGAAGTTATAACTGGAGCAGCATCAACCGCAACCTATATACTTAAATCCTATGATAATGATAATTATGAAAATGGACGCGAAACTTATGATTTCAATGATGAAATAGAAACAGAAGCAGATTCAATATTAGACTTTACGGAAAGCAATCCATTTGGAGAATATTAATGTTAGGAACTTATTTTTATCACGAAATCATAAGAAAAACTATTGTTAGTTTCGGAACTCTTTTTAATAATATTTACATCAGACACGAAGATAAAAATAATAACGTAGTTGATGAGACTAAGGTTGGACTATCTTATGGTCCGATGCAAAAGTTCTTAGCAAAAATAGAACAACAGGCAGAGTTAAAAAAAGGAATTGCTATCACTCTTCCAAGAATGTCATTTGAAATGACATCTATACAATATGATCCTTCAAGAAAAGCGGGAGTAACACAAACATTCAAAGCTTCTGACACCTCTGGTAATATTAAAAAAGTCTATATGCCAGTCCCATATAATATTGGATTTGAGTTAGCAATATACACAAAGTTAAGTGATGATGCTCTCCAAATCGTTGAGCAGATATTGCCATTTTTTCAACCATCATTCAATCTTACATTAGACTTAGTTGATTCTATTGGAGAAAAGAAGGATGTTCCTGTTGTTCTAGACAGTATTGATATGCAAGATGACTATGAAGGAGACTTCACAGTCAGAAGAGCTTTAATATATACCTTAAGATTTACTGCAAAGACTTATCTGTTCGGTCCTATCGCAGAAACTACGGATGGTCTTATTCGTAAAGTTCAGGCAGACGTTTATGCTGGTTCAGATACTTCAACAGCAAAACGTGAAATGAGATATACTGTTACACCAAATCCTGTCAGCGCTGGTCCAGATGATGATTTTGGTTTCAGTGAGTCTTGGGAAATGTTTACTGATTCCAAATCATATAGTCCAACACAACAACAGGATATTTGATAAATTATGTCTGATAATTATGATTCTATCGATGAGGCACTCAATGTGGAAAGTAGCATTGTAAAAGCGGAAAAAGTTTCATCTGAAATTCAAAATATAAAACCGAAAGGTCCTGATATTGAAAAGGACTATGAGTATACCCGTGCCAATCTTTATTCTTTAATTGAAAAGGGGCAAGAGGCAATTAATGGAATCATGGAACTTGCTGGTGAAGGTGGAAGTCCAAGAGCATATGAAGTTGCCGGACAATTGATTAAAAGTGTTGCGGATACAACAGATAAATTGATTGACTTGCAGAAAAAACTCAAAGAAGTTGAGGATGAATCTGTAAAAACTACTAACAATAATGTTACCAATAATGCTGTATTTGTTGGATCAACCACTGAGTTACAAAAACTACTCAAACAAGGTTTTCTAAATAATAAAGAGTAATCTTCTTAAAAAATGGTAAATGAGGAGGGACTCCGCGATTGGTTCGGAAAGTCCAAATCAAAAGATGGTAAGAAAGGATGGGTCAATGTTGTGACGGGTGGAACCTGTGCAAGTGACGAACCTGGTGAAGGAACTCCCAAGTGTGTCTCTTCTTCAAAAAGAGCAAGTATGAGTAAGGCAGAGAGACTTTCTGCTCAAAGAAGAAAAAAGAAAGCGGATCCTGGTCAACAACAAAAGTCTGGTGCCGCAAAACCAACATATGTCTCTACAGACCCTAAAAAGAAAATGAAAAAAGAAGAAGTAGAAATTATTGAGGGATCTTCAATTCGTCAGGGTCAGACTAGTAATAAGAAAGTTTCTTATAGAGGTGCAACCTCAGACGTTAAACGTGATAAGGATGGAAATATTCCTGCTTCTCATTATAAAAAAGAGAAACCTAACATAGTTTCTATTAAAAGAAAGGATACAAGAACGGATGATCAAAAGAAAAGACATTCTGATATTGTTAGAAAATATGATAACTATAAAAAATTACAAGCAAAAATTTTCGCAAAAGATGATGCTAGAAAGATGAAAAAAGAAGAAGTAGAAGTAACAGAAGCAAAGGATAAACCAGGTAAGGGTAGTGGCAAGAAAGACGCTTGCTACAATAAAGTCAAGTCTCGTTACTCTGTTTGGCCAAGTGCATATGCTTCTGGAGCACTTGTAAAGTGTCGTAAGGTCGGTGCTGCTAACTGGGGCAATAAGTCTGAGAGTTATGACTTCTCAAACTGGAGAGATGACTTTAAAGCACTTGAAATTGAAACAGTAAATCTTATTGAACCTGATCCAATTCAAGGTGGACAACCCATTGATGAGAAGTGTTGGGTTGGTTATACTCAAAAGGGAATGAAGAAGAAGGGTAAGAAAGTAGTTCCCAATTGCGTTCCAGTTGGCGAATCAAAAAATGTTCATGGGGACATTGAAGTTCCTACTGGTGATATCAAAAAGGTAGTTGCAAAAGCAGTAAAAAGAATTGATACTGACGTTGATGGTGATGTAGAACATAATGATAAGCACAAGGGAGAGTATGGAGAATTTGTTCCAACTCCTGATGGCAAAAAGTTTACTGGAACACAAGCGTTTAAAGGACCTAGCAAGACAAAAGTAAGAAAGGAAGAGTTTTCAGATTGGAGAGAAGAACTTGGTGAGGATTGGCAAGCAGTCAATAAAAAAGATAAGACTCATGGTATGAGTCAGAAAGCAGTTAATGCTTACAAGCGTGAGAACCCAGGTTCCAAACTTAAAACTGCT